ATCATATCAGGAATTATTATGGGAATGTTTAGTACCATTGCTGTAGCATTATTTTCGGTAAGTGCAACTGCTGATGACCACTATGAATTTTGGCCATCAGCCGCACCGATTATATGTGGGCAAACCAAACCAATGTTAGAATACATAGCTAATGATGGTATGGTGCCATTTACAGTATCATTCGGTAAATTAGACGGCATAGAAGATAATCCAATTGCCTTTGTTGTTACAATGTGGGTAAAACCTCAAACAACACAACAAATGGTGACAATCGGAAAGCCAGACGGTACTGAAACATGTATTTTATATAAAAGTTTTGACACCACTATCAATCCAGAATTTGATGGTAAAAGTTTTAACTTATAAGAATTAGTCGTTGACGACAATTATGGTAGGCATACTGGACGAGGGTGCGAATCCCTCCAGCTCCACCATAAACACATTTACTGAGTGTGCTTATGATGGGGCTGAATTAGGAATCGACAGGTGTTGAGAAAATTGTAAGAGATTAATAGGTGGCAACCTTTCATGCTAATTAAACGCAAACGATAATAACTTTGCATTAGCGGCCTAGTCGCTTAGGGTTTTGTGGATTGTACCTCGTAACAGAATCAATCCACGCTTTACATTTTAATTAATAAGTGATATATTATACAACATGAACAGTAAAGAATTTAGTTTAATTATAGAGGGTGTAGTCAGAGAAAAGAGACCTATCACTTACATGGATGCCATATTATGGTATTGTGAAGAAAATAAAATCGAAGTGGAAACAGTCGGCCGATTGATTTCTAAAGCACTAAAAGAAAAAATACAGGTAGAATGTACAACAGCGAATCTACTTAAATTGCCAGAGGCAGGAAAGTTACCGTTATAATGAATATACAATTAATTGACAAAATGGGTAGTGACCTTTCAGTTGTAAATGCAGCTCGTGTTTCGTTTTCAAAAAGAAAAGATGTTATTGACCAAGGTGATGAGAAGTTAATCAAGTATCTTGCAGACCATGACCATTGGTCGCCATTTGGACATACTACCTTACAGTTTTTAATTAAAGCACCTGTGTTTGTTGCAAGACAATTAGTAAAACACCAGGTTGGTTTAGTGTGGAATGAAGTCAGTAGGAGATATGTTGATTCGGAACCAGAGTTTTATCTGCCATTCATATGGCGTGGTAAACCTGAAAATAAAAAACAAGGTTCTAGTGATAAAGAAATTGAATATGACATTTCATCTACAATGCAATTTGTAAAAGAAACATATAACAATCTCTTGGATAAAGGTGTTGCTCCTGAAATGGCAAGAATGGTACTACCACAAAATATGATGACAGAGTGGTACTGGACAGGTTCACTTATGGCTTTTGCTAGAGTGTGTAATTTAAGAAATAAACCTGATTCACAAGAAGAAACAAGAATGGTAACTCAACAAATGGCAAGACATTTACTTGACCATTTTCCAATAAGTGCAAAAGAATTATTAGATGAAGAAGTATAAAGATAAAATTGACGACTTTTTTAAATGGGTCAAAGGCACAGAATTAGTTGAACTTGATGATATTGATGTATCAGAGGATCCTGTTAGACCAGAATTAACTCTTGGTTTTCGTATCATGCATGGTCGAAAAATATTTGGTCTACAATATGAAAATGAAATTGAAGCAATTGTTTGTGTAGCATTTTGTCCTGAAGTACCATTTACTGTTAGAGAAATGGATTACATGTCACAGGCTGCCAATCAAGATGGTCAACGAGGAGATATTTTAGTTGCATATACTGTATGGTCAAGAAAAAGAGGTGCAGGTAAAGAGATTATTAAAAAACTTGGCGAGTGGTCTAAAGAAAACAAATTTAGTAGATTAGTTACACTATCACCACTTACACCAATGGCAACACATTTTCATATTAGAAATGGTGCTAAACAGGCACATATAAATGATGAAACACAAAACTTTGAATATAAGATTGTATGATGTATGGTGGATTTGATGTATTTAAAACATATCTGGCAGTCAAAAATCACTTCACCTCTGACTACGACTATTTCAAATATGGTGGTAGGGTTACAGCAAAGTTGGAAAGCTTTACGAAACGGTCAGATAGGTATTTTTTTCATAAACTATCTAAAAGATATAATGAGCGAGATATCTTGGATTATTTTGTTAGTAATTTTGCTGTTGATAGTCATAAGTGGATTGGGAGTGTCATAAACAATGAAGGTGCTGAAAATTTTACCAAGTTTAGAAAATACAAAGATGGCTTTGACTACCATTTTCGCAACGATTGTGTGGCTATTCGTAATGACCTTGACAGTAGGTCTATTCTTTTTAATGATGGCTTTAATGTGGTTAGCGGACAACATCCTAGAATTCTACGATTATTACTCAGAAAAAAAATTCACCTCCAGACCGCCATCATTCTTGATACAACACTATCGTTTAGTAAGGTATGGGATAAAGAGATTACGGAAAAAGTTGTATGGCCGAAAATTAAACACACACTCAATAAACTCCGACCTTTTGTGATGTATAATGAAACACAAGTGAAATTGATTATGAAGGAGGTATTTGTGAATGAATAAAGAAGAAGTATATAGAAAGTTAGATGATAAAATTAAAGATTTAAAATCAACAAGGGTATATAAAAAGATTACACCAAAAGGTGACTTGTCTTGGTATATCAAGTGGGTATCTAGTGTATTCATAATTATGGGTATGGCATTGACAAGTGCAAACATATTTCCTATGAATATTATTGTTCATGGTATAGGTGTTACAGGTTGGTTGATTGTAGGAATGTTATGGCATGACCGTGCATTAATCTTCCTAAATGCAGTTGCTATTTTCGTATATGCAACTGGACTATTAAACCATTATTATGGGAGTTAAAATGAATAAAATAAAACAATTTTGGGTTAAGTCTTATCAATCAGATAAGATAGCATTTTACCTAGAACTTACAAGTTTTGTATTTACAGTTGGTGCCAGTATGACACTAGCTCTAACTGCTGACAATCCAGATATGACAATTGTTTATCCTGGTTTCTTTATCGGTAGTTTGACGGCCACATATGCTCACTATAGAAGACAGTTAGCATGGCCTATGATATTAGTAGGTTACTTTTCATTAATGAATGTCTTTGGTTATGGGGTTGCAATTGGCTGGTGGTAGAGTATTCTGTATTGGCAATGGTGAAAGTCGAAAAGGTTTTGATTTAGAAATATTACGACCTCACGGCACCATTTATGGGTGCAATGCAATATACAGAGATTTTATGCCAGATGTATTAACAGGTGTTGACCATGGTATTATGCATGAGATATATCATGCTGGTATGGCACAAAAGATACCATGTTATTTTAGAGATTGGACTAAAGTGCCTGCTATGACCTATGAAACAATGATTTATGGTGGCATGGAGAAGTTAGAGGCTGAACAACATCTAAAAGAAATATTGGTATCTAATGAGAGAGTTAATGCACAAGAATATGTAATGCATGGTTCTAAGTTAGAGGGTATAGTAAGTATGATTAAGAGAGATGGTGAAAAGGCTAGAAAGAATGTCAATCATTCTACAATTAAAGTGTCTTGGATACAAGAACCAGATTTTTCAACATCACTTACTGATATTATGACACCAAGAGACCATGGTTGGTCATGTGGTCCTAGCTCAGGTTATGTAGCAATACACAGAGAAAAACCAAAAGAAGTTTATATGATAGGACATGATTTGAATAGTACAGATAATCATATCAATAATATCTACAAGAGTACCAAACACTACACAGCCAAAGAGAATGGTCCTACACCGTCTGTTAACTGGATTAGACAATGGTCTACACTTGCAGACTGGAATCCAGATGTGAAATTCATCAAAATTAACAGATTTAATGACGGCCGTGATAATGTAAATGGTCCAATTAAAGAATGGGAAAAAAGAAAGAATATAGTATATGCTGATTATTCCACGCTTGACAATCTAGCATGATTAGTGTATATTAGTAACAATTAAAATAGAGAATGATTATGAATATTAAGAAGCACACATTTAAATTTAGAGAAGGCGACAGCGATGAAAAAGGCGGTTGTACTTTTATAGGTGGCACATGGAAAGATGTAACAACAGATGACCTTTTCAAAGGA